ATTTGTAAAGCTGTAAAAGTCAGGGCAGCAGATGCAGCTGCAAGACCTAATGCTACACCAATTCCTGGTATAACAGCTAATGATGCAAAAGCAGATATAGCGGATTGAGCACCAATAATAGCAGCTTGAGATATTTGACTCTTCTTTAAGACTTCAAATTCCTTCTTCTTAAGTTCATATCTTTCTGATGCCTGTGTTGCTTGAAAGGTCTTAAGTTTATCTGCATTATCCTTGCGTAAGTCTTCAAGCTTTTGATCGTACTCAGCTTGACTAATTATGCCATCCTTGAGTTTTTTATCTAGTGCTAGTTTATCATTATCAAATACTGTATTGAGTTTCTTTGTCTCGTCATTAAGCTTGGCATCCAGCGCATTTTTCTGTATTTCATATTGAGCGAGTTTGGCGTCTGTAAGTTTCTTCTCAAAGTCTCCTGCTGCGTTCAATATGATTCCAGCATATTGCATCCAGTTATCCTTCCAATCCTCAAGATCAGCTTTACGTTTTGCTTTATTACTCAAGCGTATTGCTTCCTCTGTAGTAGCAACTTGTTCTTTGGCGTCCTCTTCAAATTGAACACCTTCCATTGTCATAGCGTTCAGTTCTTCTGCATGCGCATGCTCTGCTGCTATTTTATCGTGCCAGTCTTTATCGTCTTGTGCTATCTTAGCTATACGTGCTGTTTCTTTCTCTGTCTTCTCAATTTCATTTTGTTGCTTCTCCCAAACCTTAAAATCAACCTTATATTGTTTCTCAAGTTCAATCAATCGCTCTTCTTCTGCTTGTCTAACTTTAGCCGACTCTTTTATGGCAGCATCTTTATCTTTAGCATCTTGAATAGCTTGTTCATCTTGTTGTCTTTTGATTTCAGCTAGTACAGCCTCTTTATCTGCTGTATCATGTATACTCCAAGTATATTCCTCAATTTTATTTTGAGTGATTATTGCTCTAGCCTTTTGTTCTATGAAATTTGCCTTGCGAACTTTCTCTGTGTCAATTTCCTTTTGTCTTACACTATCTACAGATGCACCTAGCTTATTATTACCAGTGATTAAAAAAGCAAACTTCTCTGTTATATTCAAGTTATCAGCACCAAGTACATTAAAGAAAGCTGAAGCTTCTTGAGTTAATGTTCTTAAGGCTGTTGACAGTGGACCCTTACTATCTAGTATCCAGTTTTCAATGGACCTCTTAAATCGTTCCCAATCACCAGCTAAGTCATCTGACATAACTTTAGCCAACTTAGCTGTTGATCCTGATAAATCCTCTGTAGCCTCGTAAGCTGCAATTACTTCTTCTGTATGATTACTTATTACAATAGCAGTTGTTTGTGCTGTTCTACCTACTTCATCCAAAGCCTGCGCGGTTGTATATCCGTTAGTAGACATGGTCTTGAGTTTCTCAATAAAGACGTTTATATCACCATGGGCGAGGTCGGTGATCATCTTTCTCAAGCTTGTACCTGCCATACTTCCTCTGATACCAGCGTTAGAAAGTATCTCCAGCATCTTAGCCGTAACCTCCAAACTGATGTTGGCGTTGTTAGCTACTGGTGCAACATACTTCATAGCTTCACCAAAAGAATCTAAATCCAGTGCAGACTTGTTAAATGAATTACTCATTACGTCTACTACACGCTGCATTTCAGCGGCATCAAGATTAAAGCCTCGCAAGGTAGAACCAGCTATTGTAGCTGACTTCGATAAATCTTCTCCTGTAGCCTGTGCCAATTCTAATGTTGCAGCGGTAACCTTTGTAATCTCCTGAGCTGAGAAACCTAATTTGGAGTAAATCTCCATGAGTTTAGCAATTTCCTGAGCTGAGTAGATGGTTGATTTAGCCATACTCAATGCTTGATCCTCCAAGATAGAAAAGGCTGACTCATCCTCCATAGTCAAAGCCTTAACTACATTCATTTGATGCTCGAATCCAGAAACAATACCAATGGCGTCCTTTATACCTGTAATGAAGGCTTGAACTGAAAACTGTGCGGCCATATATGTACCAACAGACTTCAAGATAGTACTGAAACTTAAGAATCCTGTGTTTGTCTCCTTAACAGCCGTATCTACTTCCTTGAGAGTACCTTTAGCAGCATTACTAGCGTTCTTGAGATTGTTGAATTCCTTAGTTGTGTTCTTAAGCATGAGCTCTGTACGAACAAAGTCATCTGCTAGTTCTTTTCTGTCTACATGCCCGGCCTTGAAACTTCTGTTCATAGCCAATTGCTCCTCTCTAAGGCCTACCATGACAGCCTTAAGGTTACTCATCTTGGTGATTAAAGGCTCTTCACCTTGTACATCAACTTTGACAATTACATTTTCGGTTGTAGTATCTCCCACTGTCTTAACGTTTAATTAACTTAAAGCTTGCAAACTTATCACTTTGATAGTCGCTTATACTCTCCAGAAGATAAGTGACTCCATCTTTTGTCTTAAGCTTGAACATATCTAGTTCTTTCATTTCTTTATTTGTAATTAAAAATTGTTGTTCCACGGTAACATATCTATTTAACATATCAACATACTCAGTATAATACTGTGTCAATAGTTCTTGCCAATCAAGACTATACGTTTGTGCCTTATCAATAAAGTAGCCTATCAAGTAATTTGTCCTATCTGTAAAAGCTACATATCTATAATTAACACCATCACTCGCTCTAAGTAAAATCAATCTATAACCATAAGAAGCTGCCTTAGTAAAGGCTGATGTCCCCTGATCATAAATTTTAATTTCTGCTGCTTTGGTAATTCTAGTTTCTGTTATTGAGTTTGAAGCAGAAAACAAAGAAGTATAAATATCTTGAATAACAGGTAAAGTAAGATTATCAAGTAAGAATTTACCCATACCATATGTATCTTTGATTACCAATTCATCATCTTGTACAGTCCAGTAATAATTATTTGTTTGCCCGAAACCTTCTGGTTTGTACTTAATGGTTGGTATGATTTCTTTATTTTCACGACTCAACTCATTCGCTGTTGGTGTTGTATCACTTAATATTTCCTGAATTGTTTTAAATGTAACTGTATTATTATCTTCACGAATAACTAGACCGAACATACGCATGAAGTCCTTAATAAAATCCTTTAAAGTAATTCTTGGTAATAACTGATTAAAGTACCAATACCAAAAACCATCTTGAACTACATTTGTATCTGTAGTATTTAAGGGTATTACTTCAAGTACACCCTGAGAAAAAGATGCGTTGCTACCTATAACACTAGAAGATAAAAATATCTTAAAGTCATTTGACAATGCTCCAGCATTTTGATTTTGAATGCTAACATAATTAGACTCCAAAATAATGGTATCACCATTAACTACGGTTGTTGATGCTATATTACCTATTGTAGCTTGTAACATTGTAGCTGTAATATTGGCTACTGATCCAGCTAACATAGTGACTTTGCAAGTAAATCTAAATTTAACTTTGGCAAAATAATCATATTGAGTACCTTCACCAAATCTAACTTGCAAACAACCTTGTGTAGGATTATTGATGGTCCATTTAACTGTAGGATTCAAAGAAGAACTGTAACTAACACCATCCATACTTAAACCAGGTACAACAGAATTAACACCAAACACACTAACTGGTTCAGTCAATACTCTAAGACCTATAACAGTATTCAACCATACTTCATTGTATTTTAAATTTAAACTCATTGCCATTTTCAGGTATCTAGTGGTATCTGAGAAGATGTTACCAGCTTTAGAATAACCTACTAAAGCAAATACTTGCGTCATTACTGTATGATAGTAGATGAAAGGTATTTGAACAGTATTAGTATGATCTACATATGTGGTATGATCTACTAATTGACCTTGATTGACGATTGCTGAAATCATGCCAGAAGTATTAGCTCTAGCAGCGTCATGTTCGTTTTCTCTCCATCTACCATTAAGAGAAAATAAATTAATATCATTAAGATACAATCCTTCAAGAGCATCCCAAAAACTTTTGATTCTACTTTGTACATCAATAAAAATTCTGTCTCTCACAGAAGTTATTTGACATACTCCTACTATTGGTTTTGCACCACCAGATTGTTCTATCACTATACTTAAATTTCTGTAGGGTCTTGTAGTCAAAGCCTTGATAGGGTCCAACATTTGCAGTATATTGATATTCACTGGTGAAAGGGGTAGACTCAATCTATTAGTTCTATCGGCTACTATACTGGTACCAACTTTCAAAAAATCAAAGTGTCTTAATGTTCTTCTTATGTTAAAAGAATCAGAACCTAAATCCATTACATATCCTTCGATGGTTATCTTATAAGTGCTCATTTAATTATAGTTAATTGTTGGATACTTAACCTTGAACTGAATAGGATAACCCTTTGCGTATGTATTAACAGTGTTACTGTCATCCTCCAACGTTATCAAGTTTAATGGAGAAGCAGGTACGGTTATATCCTGAAGAAATAAACCTACTTTAAAATCATCATTGTATGTGTCAGACGTCCTTAAGAGTTCGTTCATCATCAACCACTCTAGATAAGTAAGTAAGTCCTCATACAAAGTATATATCCTAAGTTTCTTTTGTACTCTGGGACTTAATGTAAGTGCTTGATTGAAATCAAACATGTAATCCTGTAAACCACCAAAATCATTAACCCATTGTAGATAAACAGGATTTGAACATTCTTGTATCATCTCGAAAGAGAAGCCTGAATAACAGTTAACTACACCTATATCACATACTTGAAAATTACCCTTAGGATTAGCGTTGACACCACCACTAGATATATTGGCATCTGTAATTAATATTGGAACTTGAATCAACGCTTTGACATTACCAGCAAATAAGAAATCTACTGCAGTTGCTCCATTATTAAACCAGTAAGTTGCTCTACAAGAAACAGGTAAAGAACCATCACATAAAAATTCAACATAATGAGTTCTATTAGTAACCATTTTATGTCTATTTTCAATTCCGTTTACATGCCTAAGCAGTGGACCACTACCATAGTTTCCTTTGGTGTAATCTGAATTTTGACCATAAGCTACAGCATCTGCACTCCTTAAGCCAAATAGTATTCTTCTGTTTAGATCATGATTAATTCCTACATAGGCATAAATGACATCACCAGATAAAGATACTACTGCATCACTTCCACCGTCCCAAACAGCTTGATATTTAACATATGTAGACTTAAGTCTATCAGTAGTCAATGTAGATAAAGTTAAAGCTGAGTATAAGATTTTACTGATCTCACAATTTATTGCAAGTGCTGCTGTAGGTCTGAATTCAAACTTCAATCCACTGAACAAACCGTTAAACTCAAGCTCAACTCTGTAGTTGGGTTTGCCTGCTACAGTTGCTTCTGTAAATTGATATAAAAGGCTAGGTCCACCTACAGGTTGAAAGCCACTTGGTTTTGCTACTACTGTTAATGCCATGATCTTACTTGTTAAATTCTCTTATTGCTTGAACTACCTGCTGTGCAACTTCCTTGCTAACACTCTTAGTGAATGCCTTTAGATTCAACTTGACAATTTTATCTATATCTAAGCCTAAACTCCTTTTGTTATAAATGCGTGTACCGTTTTCAGCTATGTGTTTGGCAATAGCCCAAGGACTACCTACCATACCTCTAACACGCATCCAAGCTGCTATGGTTTGTATTGAAGGCATTCCACCTGGTCCACGTCCTTCCCTAGTCCATGTTAAGTCATTTCCTCTAAGTTCTGTGTAGACTACCTTTAATGATCGCACAGTTTTACCAGACGCAACTAAGTCTTTGCTATAAGATGCGTCTATGTAATCGTCCTTGACTTTGTTTAAGAAGGTTCTTATGCTTTGTCGATCAGTCATTAGCAGCCGCGAGTTAATTCATTAACAGGCCATTCAAAACTTGAGTAAACACCATATAAGCTGACATCAAACTCTGAATAGGTATCTGTAACTTCAAAGTTAACAATGCCATCACCATCTAAATCTGTAACACTATTTCTGTTTAAACTATGTATGACTCTATCCAGCATAACTTCTGCCTGCCGAATTGTTGGCTGCACATCTTCATACTTAAAATCTGTACTTGATGACACAGTCTTAAGTAAAATCATGCAGTTAATCACAACCTTGCGTCTGATCATCTCTGCTGCATCTACTGTTGATAGCTTCTTGCTCGGAGCAATGAAAATAAACACAGGATACTTTATATCCGGCACTTTATCCACTCCTAGATTAGCATCATTCAAGTCAGCATAGATGTACGTCATATTTAATGCTTCAACTACTTGTTTAAGTACGTCTTGGTGATGTGTCATTCCTTGTCTTTTAAAATGTTGTCTTTACGTATTCTGTATTCTGATAATCTAATTTCGTACTCACTCAAGAACATAACTGTTTCAAAGGACTTGAGATACACATCATCTGGGTCTAAATGATATAACTTTGCGTATTCAATAACGTAACTGATTTCATCGAACTTATCTAGTTGGTTGACTAAAGCCCTTTTAGCAATCTCTTTAGACTCTGCAGCTTGTCCCTCATCGACAATGAACGGTTTGTGAGATTCTGCCAACGCGTCCCAGAGATCACAAGCTGCTCTATAAAAAAACTTGCCATCGGGTAAGTCAATGTTATAGGATATTCCTCTATTTCTAAAGCTAACTCTTCAACTCTATCATCATTGTACTCTGATTCATCTATTAAAGGCTGCAAGTACACTGCTGTTATAGTTGAAATGCAAAGTCTAAAATCCTTCATCAGTACCTGTTTCACTCTTAGGTTTTGACCAACCGTTAATCGTTCTAATCGTTTAGGCAATTTAATAATTCTGCCTTTGTAAGTGAAGGTTTCTGGAGTTTTTAATTGATTCAAATCCTCAGCAGCTATGAAACCAACCACTTTGTAGATAGCAATTTCTAGCTTACTAGACTTACTAGTGCTTATATCAGTAAACTTTGTATTTGTAAGTATACTGTACAAGACTACAAGACTCTTAGGATTAAACTTACCATCCCAACCCTCGATTAACTTTTGGAACGTGCCTGTTTTAACCTCTGAATAGGTTGTAGGGCTTTCAATTCTGAACTTCTGTCCGAACTGATTCAAGATTTTTACTACTTCCATGGTTTTTACTTTTGTAACATTAAACTTGTGAATCTAACGTCTGCCATAAGTTCTTTCAATGCTCGATTACTTGCGTACTCATACTGATCCTTGAAAGCTGCTCTATTAGTTAGCAAGAATTCATCGGACTGCACTTCCATAAGTGTCTGACCATCGTGTTGAAACTCCTTTGACCAAAGAAATTTCTGTGTTCTTTCATTTAGCTTTAACTGTGTTACAATTTTCATATAAAGGTGGTTTAAATTATTCTTTGTCCTACTACTTTAGCAGTTTGATTTTGATTTATGGTGTTGAAGCCTGAAAGTAGAGCTAGGTCGAACCATGCGCGCATGATATACGTGTCACAGTCATCTGGACTTCTTCCTATAACCTCCTTGACCTTGTCTTTAGTGATTATGGCGTTCTTTTTGTCCTTATCATATGTAGCCTTACGTACTTGTTCAAGCTCTTGTGTAAGTAATTCTTGAACTTCTGAGTTAGCCTTCTCATAAACCTCGTTGGCATTAACCTTATAGGCCATGTAAAAAGCACATTGACTCTTAAGCATGTTGTAATTATCTCCTTTGAACTTCAAAGTTCCTGGAAGTGGCCTACTATTTGCAATATAGCCCTTACAATGTAGTTGGTCTACAACGCCTCCACCAACTCCATCTTCATCACATAAAACATTTGCCCTGGGAATACCGTATTTCTCTTGTAATTCTACTATCACAGCGGCTACCTCTGTAGTGCGCTTTTTGACCATTGCAACTCTTTCAAGAACTCTCCAACCGTGCCAGACTCTTATAATAGTACTGTCTTTGCCAAATCTGGCTATATCCGCTGTTATATACTTAGGCTTGTCAGCGTACTTAACAAAAATATTGTTAAAGATATTACTTATGCTATCGCTAGTCATTAACATGGAAGGATCATTCTCGTATTCCCAATTTCCTTCCAAAAGTCGTGCTCTTGAAGCAGTATCAAGCTCTCGAAGGTTCTCAGCATAATACTTACTGATTTTATTGTTATCTGTCACGTAAGCTTGTACGAATTTTCTGTTTGGTCTAAGTTGCCCTTTCAAGTAAGGCGTGTAGAAGTCTGTTTTCACCCAGTTCTTCGCAGGGTTACATGTATACAACGACTTTGGCATAAGGCCGTACTCATCCAAACCATGCCTTATTCTTGATCTAACAATTTGCCTTGCCTTACTTAGTACTTGATTTGCCTCATCAATAAAGGCCCATGTAATCTCCAAAGAACCTAATTCGTCATATTCAGGGTCAGACGGATAGTAACCAAGGTCTTTCAATAGAATTTCAGAACCATTCTTGAATACAATATTACTAGGGGCTACATATCTATAATGCTTGCCTCTGACTAAACCCTGTAACTTGCAAACTTTGAAGAAACTCACCAGTGTAGTCTCCCGTAGAGTCTTCAGTGTTGCTCTACCAATAAGACCGCGTGAGCCTGGATACTTCAAGCTCATCTTCAAGCCCCAATATGTTCCTAGTATGCTTTTGCCTCCACCAGCCGCACCACCAAATAAGACTTCTGAGGTTTCATTGTCCTCAAGGTAATCCAGTGCCATTGTTTGCTTAAGATTCAACTCCATAATAACTTAAATGATGTTGCTATCGAACTCAGACTCATTCCTGTCAAGTACTTCCTTAATCTCAACACCAAGAGTGTATTCACGTACTTCATTTGTTAGTCTATCGGAGGCACATTCATGTCCTTCAGCGCAATCATCACAACAACTACTTGGGAAATCTCTTACAAAATTTTCTGCCAAATATATACTAGCGTGATCTATCAAATATTTTTTAATAGTCTGTTGTTGTTCCTTATTTAACTGCTTCATCTTCTTTAATTGGTTTAATGTAGTCCACTCCTTCCTCTTTAGTTACTTGTGCTTGACCAGGCGTTACTGTAAAAGCCTTTACATAAATCTCAGAGCTCAAACCCTTAAGAGTTTTGTTAGCAGCAATTGCTTGAGCTGTATCAAGCTCGTCATACTCCTCAAGAAGTAATTTACCTATGGCTGGATTCTGCCGTTGGTCATCAATTAATAGGAAAGGTTTCATTTTGGTTTTTGTTTTAGTTCACCATAAAGGTACGGAAAATTTTTATAGTTCAAATCCAGGACGGTTTGAACGGCGCAAAAAGCATGCATTTAAGCGGGGCAAAAACTTATGTAGACGCGGGGCAAAAATCACTGTAAAATTTGCGCCTTACATATGTCCAGACGTTCAAGCGTCCAGGCCTACCAATGCGTCCAAACGGTGCAACGCATAAAGCATGTTAATAGCTGATTTTTCGCAAAAAATTTTTTGTAGCAATCTCCACAGTTGAATGTCAAAAACATAGTAACCACTACACAACAAACAACCAGAGCTATTCACACCCTGGTCATTCAAGTACTTTGTTAAAGAATCTTATTGAGAATCGCAGATACAATTGCGAATAAGGAAGGGACACACAATAGTGCACTGAGTAGGACTACAGCTACTTGCTGTTTACATCTTGCTTTCATATACTTGAGTTTAGAATTAAAGAAAAGAAAGGTAAGGCCCTGTTTGAGCCCTACCTGCCTAACGCGGTTAGTCGTTAGAGATACCGTAAGCCTTCTTAACCGCGGCCCGTAAAAAATCGGAAAGGGTAAACATCGTTCCGTCCTTCTTACAGAACGTTTCGATCTTCTTAAGAGTTTCTGGTGTGAAACCCCAACCTATTTCTGGAATCCGTACCGTGCGAGGCTCTTTTACCTTCGCTACTTTCGCTACTTTCTTTGCTGCTACTTTCTTTGCTGCGGGAACTACTTTCTTTGTGCTCATAATAATTAATCTAAATAGGTGGTTTTAACTTCGCTACCTGCGGGTTATTTCCTATTTGATATTTCAAAGGTAGGTATTACCGTAATATCTGCCTAATCTTTTTCAAAATATTTTCAAACTTTCTTTTTGCGATTTGTTTAGGTAGTTTCAAATATTTGCTTATTGGTTCATGCTAATGTATTTAGCAATGCATCACCAAGTAAGACTAAAGTTAGTAGCAAGAATCGTGCACTGTGGCATACCAATCAAGTTTTTACTTTCTTAAACATAAAACTCTCTATAATCTGGACTCAATTTCCCCCAGCCCACTACGTCATCACCAAAGAAGGTGCATGCGTATACACGTATAAGATTGAACTCAAATAGTGCAATGCATCAGCGTTAATTTTTGCGCTTCCTAACTTTGACTATTTTCTTAGTTCCTGCGGCGGGATCACCAGAGGTTAGACGCAGCGCAGGTTTTTGCGGCTCAACCTTCTTGCTTTGCCCCTCAGGCTTATTCAAGTACGTGCGTTCTTCCTTGAAGTCGATGTTCATTGTATCGTCCATTGGCTCATTTACCATCAGGCCAAGCTCTCTGCTGATTATGTTTGCGTTCAAGAGGTTGCCTGCCGCTGCTTGGAACTTCTGGTTGAAGATGACATTTTCTATACTCTCGATGACAAACTCAAATTCATGTTTTGCAGGCTCAGATTTCAACGTTGCTTCTCTTATTGCTTTCTTAAAGTTTATCCAAGCAGAGTAGCTAATTCCAGCGAATCCGCAGAACTGTGATATTGTCATTGCTCTGATTACAGGCATAGGCTGAACTACAACTTTGCCCGTATAACCAAATGCCTTGTATTCTGTTAGTGGATTCTCTTCAATCCATTGAAAGTAATCATCTGCTTCCTTCGCTAGTTCTTGCGGTGACTGAAATCTGCGCCTTCTGCCTGCTTTGTTTAGAATGTGTTTCCAGTACTGATTACCGATTGGGAATGCCATAAAATTGTGGTTTAAGTAAGAAGTAAGGTTCCGGCTAATTGAAGCTGCAGGATGAACCACCTCGAACCCGTTTGAATCAACCTACCGAAACCTTAAGGTAAAGCTAACCTTTATTCTAGGCTCAATTTGACCTTTTACTCAAATGCTGTAAAACTGAAAACCTCGAATTGCTATACCTAAGTAAAGCTATTTCTCCAAAAAGGGCCAAAGGGCGCAAATTACTGAGAAAAGTCAAAAACGAGTGAATCAAATGAATCAAATAAAAACCTAAAACTTTAATATCTTTTTTGAACATTTGACAAATTGAGTTTCTAGAAAAGTTTAGGGAAAGCGTTGATTCAGTTGATTCAGAAGTCAAATGACTACGCGTTCCGAAATTTGGGCCGTATGGTTCAAGTTGACATAGACTACAGCGTTAGAGTTTGCGCCTTACGCCTCTGGTGATGACAAAGGCTTAAGCGGCCCACTGTTAGACGTTAGTTTCTTGAGTCGCCTGGACCCTGCATTTTGCCCCTCTTGGTGATCCTAACGTTAGCCTAAGTAAGTTTATGCGTTTCAAGGTCATGCCGACTGAGTCCGTCCCCTACAAGGGACCATAAGAGAGGCGCAAATTTCTTATGTTCCTCAAGTTGAATATTAGAATATTATCGTAAGATTTTTTTAAGTAAGTCCTTTCCAGTAAGTTACAATGGTCGTACCTTTACTTAAAGTTTAAGAGAGGTACTCTTAAGCATAAACTAACATAAATAATAAAGTAAGATGAAAGTAAAGAATGAAGGCAGTGATCGGGAACTACCCGAAGATGGAACGTATCCATTTGTTTGTGTACAGATCGTAGACTTGGGAACCCAAAAAAGTGATCAGTATGAGGACACAAGGAAAGCATCCTTTGGTTTCCAGTTAGTCGATGAAGAAACTAGCGATGGCAAAGCGGTAATGGTATATCGCAAGTTCCCACTTAAGGTAGGCCCAAAATCACACTTAGGACAAGCACTCAAGTCGTGGTTAGGAATAACCGTTGGTAAAGGTGAGGAATTTGACTTTGACGAGTGTCTTGGTAAACCAGGTATGCTGACGATTCAGCAGACTGAGCCAGACAACAACGGCAAGATTTATGCCAACATCACAGCTTTGGTCAAGCCTCCTAAGGGAACTAAAGTAACCAAGGCAACTGAGCCACAGTTCTCATTATGGCTTGATCCAGAAGAATTCGACCAGGACACGTTCGATGGCCTACCGGATTTCGTTAAGGAACAGATTGAAAAGTCTGATGAGTACCAAGACTGTGTTAAGCCTAAGGCCAAAGCTAAAACTTCTGTCCCTGTAAAAGCAGGTAAGAAGAAGTAAGGCGCAAAACAAGAATCTTGTAAAGAGATAAGTATTGAAAAACAGGGGGTTCGAGGCGTTAATAGTGATTACATGCTGCAAACGTCAATGCATAACCGTACAGGCTCCACCGAAGCATCGACTTGCTTAAAAACTATTACAAGATTCTTCTTTATTTAAACCACTAAACCAAAGTATATGTCAAAGGATAAACAAATGGAAGCCCAAAGACTCATCGCAAGAGAAGTAGCCAAGGGCATAGACTTACTACATAAGCACTTAGCTAAGTACTGTGTAGATAATAACACAAAGGAAGTACCGATCGCATACATCAATAGTAGTGTATCAGTAATCTTAGGTAGTTATCAGAAGGAAGTAAACAAAACCAACCGTTAAAGTTATGAAAAAGTGGATTGAACTGGTCATCATATTACTCTGTTTATGGGGTGAAGGTAGATGCCTGTACAAGATGATTACTTGTAATTGGGAACCAATCGGCAAATCAGAAATCATTTACACTGTAGCATTCTTTACCGGTGCTGGTGTAGTAGTAGGTTACTTTAACATTAAAGATAAGTAAGGTATGAAACACGCAATGATAGACATAGAGACCATGGGAACTAATCCTGGCGCAGTGATTATAAGTCTGGCAGCAGTTCAATTTGAACCAGGCGTTCCAGAGTCAGTCGGTGCAAGTTTTAAGATGAACTTTGCGCTGCAGGACTCCATAAGCTATGGTTTCCGTATAGAAGCCGATACACTGTTATGGTGGCTTAAACAGAAACCAGAAATCTTAAGTAAGCAGCTGGACGAAACAGACCTTGTATCTACGGTGTTAGGCAAGTTCAGTAGCTTCTTGATCTTTAATAAGATTGAGTACGTCTGGGGCAACTCAGCATCATTCGACTGTGGTCTATTAGCAGCTTACTATAGAAGATTGAAACTGCCTGTACCGTTTAGTCACTGGAACGAACGATGTTACAGAACCTTAATCAATCTCACACCGTTCAAACGTCTGAACAAGGATGAGGCGCAGGCGCACGATCCTTTGTATGATTGTCAGTATCAAATCAAGAATGTACATAAGTTCTATGAAGAAAATCTAACGTATAAGCCAGAGTGAAAAACGCAGAAAAGGATTACACAAGTTACACCGGTCTCTCTGGGATAGATGGATGGCTACGCCACGTACCACCGTTCTTTGGCAACGAAGGATTCTTGATCTTAGGCCGCGCTGTACACGAGAAGTGGCTTGAAGGCAAAGAATCCTATACTAAACAGTTAACAGAGAAGCAAAAGCACCAACTTGTATGTATGGTCAATTCCTTAAATAAGAGTAAAGAGGCAATGGCCTTACATAAAGGCGCAAGGAAGGAACACAAGTTTGAACCCCTTCTGGAGATACCTAACTTTGACATAAAGATTAAGCTGATCATGGATATTCTTTGTAAGAAGAGTGTTTACGGTGCAGACTTAAAAACAACAGGAGCAAAGAACAAGGAACAATTTCTTAAAGGAGCAAGATCGTTCGGTTACTTCGGCCAAGAATACATCTATAAGAACGTTTCTGGTGTTGCTAATTTTTACATCATAGCTGTACAGAAGGAAGAACCTTACGAGGTCTTCATATTCAATGCTTCTGATTATCCAGAAGATCAAAGGAAAGCTAAAGAGAAAGTAGATTTCTTAGCGTATGTATTCAAGAATCACCGTAAAGACATAGACATATGACACACCACATTATTTTCAAATCAGATGGTCTACATTGATAATTTCTATATAACGGGTGGTGGGAACTTCGGTAGAATGAAGATGAGCCATTTATGTGCGGATACAACCGAAGAACTTTTAACAATGGTTGACAAGATTGGCGTCCAAAGAAAGTGGATGCAGCATAAAGGTACGTTGCATGAGCATTTTGATATTGCAATGGTAAAACGAGAGCTTGCTATTAAACATGGAGCTAAAGAAATTAATTTCAGAGAGTATGCAAAGATGATCGAGAAACGATGTGAAGAAGCTGGAGTTCATTGGTCACTAGCATCAAAAACAAAAAAGATATGAGTAGTACAGCAATAATATTTAAATCAGATGGTAAGCCTTACTTGATTGAGGACTTACCAGTAGAGCCTAAATTCTCTATACATGTAGGTGCCGATCACTTACCTTACATTGATTACCAAAAATCCTATCAGCAAGCCATTGACAACGCTATACTTATACAAAATGGAGAAGCAATAGAAGAGTTGATGTATAAGCACTCAAAATCATTGGCTTATCCAGTCTACAGTCATCCTTACCTAGTTGATTTTTCTGAGTATGAAGTGAATGTTGAAGGCGCAAATTCTTGTAAGTATTCAAAGTGCGATTGCGCAACCTATACCGAATGTTTTGATAAGAGAGTTTACATCACCAAGAAAGAGAACAACGCACATTCTTACACGGAAGGGAGTGACATGCTAAAAAATATGCCAAGTGGCAGGAGTTCAGGTTGGTTAGAGAAAGCTAAGTTAAGACAGGATAATGACAGCGTGAAAGAAGAAAGCCAAGATAAAATGTGGACTGAAATCTATGAGGCTACCAGTTTGTCATACTCAGAAGTTCAAGTATTAAAACACAGATTCACTTTAACAAGAAAGAAATGAAAGCAGAAATCAACACAAGAATTATTTTTAGCGTCAAATGCGAATTGACCGAAAACGAGTTAAGGGCTTTAGATGCTTTGGTGGGTTACGGCTTTGATAACTTCATCAAACACTTTTACGGATTGGGCAAGCACTACATGGAACCTTATGAGAATGATTTGAGACAACTATTTGTAAAGGTTGAATCATTGCGTCCTGAGATTAGTAGCATTGATGCGGCAAGAAAAGCGTTAACCAAATGAGCGACAAGGCACTAAGTTTCGAACAGGCGAAGGATCGGGTAGCTATTAAATATGCTTTTGATTGGGTTGCGCTTGAAAGAAATATGGAATTAGGGTTAATAAATAAAGCAAGATTCAATAAGTATATCAACGAAGCAGCAGAACTTTACGCCCAAAGCATACGGGAGGAGAAAGATAAGGAGATTAATAGTCTTTATAAAGGTAGAAGAACAAATGCTGTTCTTGTTGAAGAATTAGAATTCAAAATAAAATCACAAGAAAAGGAGATTGAAGCCCTTAAACAGGCTTTGAGGAACGCGGAGTATATTCTTAATCATAACACAGGACACGGTATCTACAAACCGGAATTGAAAGAAGAAATGGAAAACCTTTTAAAATGAAATTCAAGAACGAAGACAAAGTAAAAACAAAGAAACCATTCCGCGTGATAGGTGGAATAACCGTAAAGTACTATGGCGAAGAATACACAGCATTCGAAACAGGCGGTAAAGAGTTCAAAGTCAAAGGCGGCGCAATCCTCAAGGCCTTCAAGCAAGCCGAAGCCTACAAAAGAAGTCTTGACAAAGGAAGATCGAACAAAGCCAAACTTCATCGGGGCAAGCGACAAGCAGTTACTTCCAAGAGAAGTCTTGCAGTTACTAAAGCAAAGAAGGTTTCTCATGATAGAGTCAAAAGGCGGTAAGCTCTATGACTTAGTGGACTATCACAGATATGTAGACTATAGAACAGATAGTAAGCGCAAATTTATATGCAAAGGAAGTCTTAAAGCTATGTATAACTATTTAACCTTTTAAACAATGCGATTCTTAACCACCGGATTCACCACCAAAACATGGACTCAGGAAATCAATCCAGAGTCGAGAGGTATTAAAGACTTGAGCCTTGTGCTACCTGAGGCCTTGATAGAGATGGAACATGAAGTCTACAGCTTCAAGGATATGCCTGAGGCGCAAATTACAAAGGAAGATATAATTTTTGTTAAGCTTTGGGATTGCTTTGATGCAAAATATGCGCTGCATATGCCGGAGCTAATTAAGAAACTCTCAAGCTTCAATGTTAATACAGAGAACATAATTTTGATTTCTGACCACCATGATGTGCGGCCAGCTCTTAAGTCCTTAGAGAGGCTTGCTAAGATAAGTTATATGGGGAAGAAACTCTTGAAAGTATACATGCAGGGTAAGGTCTTAGAGAATCGTTTCCAACTTCAATCTGGTGCTGTTAATTATAACAACCCTTCGCTTGATCCTTCCATGTATGTCATAGAGGATTTCTATAAGAGTACACTGGGTCAAGTTGATTTAGACTTCAAACACTGGGTTTATGGTTCCTTAACCTATGTGCAACCCAATAACTTCATAAACAATTACGAAACCAATTTAGAGATAGACGTGCACACAGAATTATCAAGTTTACAACTAAGCAAGGAGATCGCCAGGAATCGCTTGTACATAATGCCAGAACATAGTCATAATACTTCAAGCTGGTGGCGACCTAATTACTTGATGGGAATTGCTGGAAAGGCAGCGGTTTACGCCAGCAAGCGAGATCAGTATGCTTTGTTTGGTTCTTACTTTCCTATGAAGTTTATAGAGAACAACATAAATGACGTACAGCATTGGCAAAACGACAAGCTACTTAAGCTCTTACAGAGTAAAGAGAACTTTAGAAATAGCCTGAATAAGTACTTAAGGCTTATGCTACCACATCTATACTCTTAACTAAAGTCTTAGTTATACCGTAAAATAATACTAAGTATTATAGTATTATAGTATTATATTTAGTACCTTTACTACTTAAGGCGGAAGTACCGCCTCGAATAACTACATAACACAAATGAAAACTAAAGCAAGAGAAGTAACAATTAAATTCGACAGTATTCGCGGTAATAGGCTGTTCGAGGATTTAGTGCACAGCGTAGATTACGTTAGCTTCGAGGAAGATTGCAAGAAGCATAACGTTAAATTCAAGAAGTCGGAAGATTGTGTAGACTACGAATTTACAGGTACGTTAACCGGACTTGTTAAGTGCTCTGTAAAAGGTAGAAAGGAATTAAACGCTAATTCTAAAGGTTAAAAGTTATGCGACTATCCACAACATCTCAATTAATACTTGTGCTTATACTTCTAGTGCTAATGCTATTAGTTTTCGGATGTGCAAGTATTCGCACCACCAGAAGTAACTACCGCAACAGTACTTTGGTTAGGCCGGTACAAACTCACGTGAAACCGTACACACCATTTTTAGATAAAGTTAAGTATTAACAAAATGGAAGATTATTATTATTTTGACAACGATACTACCGCAGAGGTACTGTGGAGAAGTAAACATAAACAAAGTAAAAACAATGGAAGATATAGTAGTATTCAATCGAATTTACAACGTAGGTCAGTACGCAGAAGAGGGAGACAAGCTCATAAAGCTAACATTCTCAGTTATTAAACAGAAGGGTATGTACATCTATGAATGGACTAACCCCAACGAAGAGGCATTGTCTTTGTTAAAGCAACAACAAAGAAGAATTAGGACGCTCAAGCCTTTAGATGCAAAGGAGTTAGCTGCCTGCGCTAGAGAGATGCGAAACATTACAGACGACAGAATTAGGGAAGTCTATCCTTTGTTAGAGAAGAGACTTAAGAAGGAAGATAAAGCAGGTCTTGTGTATATACTTAATATGCTCAATCCAGCGATGATTTATTCAGAGTCTTGGAGTAAGAAATCAGAGCTTACAGAGTCCTTACATAAGCACAGGGATAAATGGTACAAACTTAATCGTTTTAAGACTTACAAGGACTTGTTTCTAACGTTAGTCATAGCGTTATGTTTTACAGCTTGTACGCCTAAGAATTATAGTAGTTTACCGAAGTATCAGCAGCGGGACTTTCATGCAAAGCAGTTCAGTAATAAGCAATTACCACCTCCAAAGGAATGGAGCCGATGGCAGTTAGGTTTGTTTACATTCGCAAGTGTAGTACTTTTAACCAAAGCAGGAAATGACTAGAGTTAACGCAGGTATTCCAGTGTCACAACTTCCCGATAAGATACTGCTGGCGGAACATAGAGAAATCAAACGCTTGCCCAATCATTTACTTAAACACGGATTTTCAGCCTCCAAAATTAAGGAGGTTCCAAAGGTGTTTAAGCTAGGCAAGGGGCATGTTTACTTCTTCCTTTGGAAAGGAGCCTATACGCAGGGCAGATATATAGAGTTACACTTAGAGTGTTTAATCAGGGGATTCAATGTACAAGACTACTTAAGCAACTGGGAAATATACAATAAGTTTCCACTTATGTTCAATGATTACTTTCCTACTAATGCTGCTATTAAGGAACTCAAGGCAAGATTCAAAGAAAGAGGATACAAGCTTTTAAAACCAAAGAAGAGATTAATATTGGACGGACGCTACACTTTAAAACTCAAGTAAATGGAACAACGTAAACTTTATGTAATCGCTGAGGAGATTCAGCTACACTGGCATAAGCCGTACTTTGGGGCTGTTCCCTACTTAACAGCTCTACATTCGTTATCAGACTTAGATGACAAAGTAGGCCTTGAGAGTGCAGAGTCTATCATAGTTTATTTCTTAGGGAATGCACAATCATGGAGAGGCCCAATCGCCAAACGCATAAAAGCGGAGTTAAACCAAATGTTAATGAAAAAACCACATCAATACAAATGAACAAGACGTTAGAACTAGCGCAGGATTACTTAGAGTGGTCCGAGCAACAAAACAGGGAGATAACTGTTGCTAACTACAATTATTACTTGAAGCAGCAAACGGAGTACATTTCAGAGGACAGAAAAAATGCGGCTTTCATTACTGCTTTAGCACTGTACTACGAAAACAAAAGCAATCGTTAGGAACTATGGGAGTTAGAGATAAGCTTGAAGGTTTCTTGAATGTTTTCTCCCTAAGTAAAAGATTAATGGAATCCTTAAACATGAATTAAAACATAAACTTTAAATTTTAGAAATTATGAAAACCACAGTAACAGTAGACAGCAAAAAGAAAACAATCACAATCGTCCTCCCTTTAGAAGAGGCAACGTCAGCGTCAGGTAAATCGTTAGTAATAGGCAGCACCAGAGGTAATATGGTGACAGACCAGATGTACAAGGACAAGCCTGTCATAGTCGGGATCAATGTCTACACAAAGAAGTAACTTTGTATGGAAGAGAAGCTCATAAATCAGCTAGTTGAAGCGTTAGACGCAGCGCACAAGCATCTTCAGTACTGCGGTTATGGTGACTCTTGGGAAAGAGAAGGCCATGAAGTACTAGACAAACAAATAGTTAAAGCACTAGAAAAAGGAAATCAATTTTTAAAACCAAAAACTAAAGCTCATGCCACAAAACATAGAAACCAAAAGAATTAAAGTCCTTACGGAATATCGTAACTACTTGCCTCCACTGTCTGCGGACGAACGTAAGAACCTGGAGACTGGAATCAGAGAACACGGAATACTAACACCGTTAGTTCTATTGAAAGGCGGAACATTCCTACTTGATGGTCATAACCGTCTGGATGTAGCGAAGAAGTTCGGCTTCAAGACAGTGCCTATCACTATTCAGGCTACAAATAACCCTATAGAATGGATTCTTAGGAATCAGCTCAGTCGCAGGAACCTTTCTGAATTGGTGCGGGACAAACTCATTGCTCAATTAGCTAAATCAATTAAGGCCACCAGTAAGAACAAAGACAAAGACTTGGCAGAGCTTGCATCCACTGCGAAGATGAGCCCGTCTACCTTGAAGCGAGTTGAGAAACAGCAGAAGCAAATCGAGAAGATGCCTAAGGAGGTACAGGAGGAAATTGCAGAAGTCGGAACTAGGCGAGGCGCAAACCTGGTGATGCAGCAGATTACCCCGATGCCTAGCACAGTCAAGCTCAAGAACGACTTGCTACTATTTAAGAACAAGCTCATAAGTCTAGCGGATGATGCGATTAATCTGGAAGAAGATGGAGTCAAGGGAGTAGATGATGCCTTTCATGCTTGCTTTAATCCCAAGAAACTTGAGGGCTTGATTAACATGCTGGAGAAGAAAGTCATTGCGCTCAGGGAAGAAAGAGGTAAGGAGATTGATGCCATAAGAGATAAAAAATAACCTATGAAAACTTACTTAATTGCGGCCGTCCATATGATTACAGGTGCCCAATCTCCAGCCACGTTAATCACTGAGGTAGCTTCCCAGGAAGAAGCACAAAAGGTCTTTCAAGACAGCAATACTTTGATCAAGCGTTGGCCCGGAATTTGGGCTGCTAAACCAGTATGGTTACCGAAGAAGTCCTATCTACAAAGTAATCACCAAGAAGTTAAGCGGCACGAAAAGCGCAGAGCATAATGCGGTACATAGACCCAAAGCAATCAGTAGCAGAGCCCCTGATAAAACAGTCGGGGGTTCTCTACTTAGATACTGAAACACGTGGTACCTCTAGGAGGGACGAAATTGTGATGCTAATAATTGCCACGCCTAAACATAGTTTCTTATGGGACACCAGAGATAATGGCTGGCCTAAGTGGATTAACTACTACTTACAGTCCCTTGATTACCTAAAGATTATTCATAACGGATTGTTTGATGGTACGCTTATTCAAACTCAGCACGGAGTTAGGATAAGACGAATCAAGGATACAATGTTACAGGAGAAGATTATACTAGGAACAGAAGTGCCCTTCGGTATCAAGGACGAAAACATCAAGCGTAAGTACAGCATAGGATTAAAGTATTGTCTACAGCGGTATAAGTTGTCTGCTAAGAAAGACTTTGACAGTAGAGTATTTAGAGACTGGCATCAAGGATTCACCAAGGAAATGTTGAACTACGGTTTTGGTGATGTCGAACAACTAGGTAAACTCTGTGACTTACAAGAGCAAAAGATTAAGAAGCAGAAGTTAGAGAACGTTCAAGAGTTAGAGAATTCTGTGCTGGAAGTGTTCATTCAAATGCGAGTTAGAGGCATTGGTTTTAACAGAGAACTCTGGTTACAGATAGCAGACGGTTACAACGACGAGTTCAACGAGCACAAGAGACTCTTTGATCAGATGCTTAAGAGGGAGGCCAGAACTTTCAATAGAGAAGTTAAAGGTGATAAAGAACGTATGCCAGAGGAGATCAATGTCAACTCACCAAAGCAAGTAAAGGAATTATTTGCCCTGCGAGGAATCGTAATCGAAAGCTACACCGACTTCAAGCGTCAGTACTCCATGAATAAGGTAGAGTACAACGACAAGCTGTTAGATGCCTTCTTCGACATGAGGGAATTTTATCAGTTAGCGAATACCTTTGGTGAGAAGTGGTTACACGAGAACGACCCTAAGCGAGAGCCTACAGTGGATCAAGTTGACTTTCGCGTACACCCAGACTTCACTCAGATTATTAGCACTGGGAGGAGCTCATGTAACGATCCGAACTTGCAGCAGCTGCCTGGTTATGCGGCTTACGAGATGGGAGGCGGACATCCACGTAACGCCTTTGTCGCTACCAAGGGTTATACGATATTTAACATGGACTACAAGGGGCAAGAATTTGCACTCATGATGTTACTAGCTAGAGAGGAGAAATGGCTTGAGTACATTCGTTTAGGCTATGATACTCACTCCATGTTAAGCCAAATGGCTCAGCCTAGAGAGTGGGCAGAAGCAGAAGAACCAGGCTGTGAATTCAAAAAGAGTAAGAAGGCTTGCAACTGTAAAGAGCATAAACAGCTACGTACATATACGAAGAAGATAATCTTTGGTAAACCTTACGGCAAAGGCATCACCAGTATTGCGGAAGACTTAGCCATTACATATGACGAGGCTAAACCTCGTGTTAGAGCTATCGAAAGGACGCTACCGAAAACTATGAGGTGGATGGAAACTTGTAAGAATCAGGCGCTAAAGGATAAAGCAGTGTGGACGTTACCACCTTTCAGACGTTATCGCAAGTTGGAGTTCTTTGTTGCCCCTAAGAGTAGGTTCTCAGATAAAGAGGAAACAGAGGAAGTAAACAAGGCCTTTAAGGGAGACTACTTCGCAACAAAGGGAGACAGTAAAGATTCCTGGAGACGTAAAATGATTGCCGACAACACTGACTGGCGAGTAAAGAACCAAGGGGTTAACAGTCCTATTCAAGGCTCAGGTGCAGACATGCTAAAGAGTGCGATGGTAAAGATGCAGAAGTTTATAGACTCCAAGCTTAAACATAATCCTAAAAACAAATATTATGTTTACACAGAGGAAATTCTGTATCCGGCTCATATACTTCTACCAGTGCACGACGCAGTAATGTCAGAAGCCTTAGACAAGATAGCCAAAGAGTGGGAGAAGGTAGCGGTCAGGCTTATGGAAGAAGCAGCCACAGAAATAACTCAAGGAATAGACTTAATTAGAGTAGACGTTAAACAAGGGAAAGCATGGAAATAAAGAAACCAATTAGATTAGTTCTTCTAGGACTGGACGGTGTAGGTAAGACAACACTAGGACTTAAGTTAGCACAGGATTTAAACGCTGTTTACTTCAAAGATCACGAGTATAAGCGTCAGTACTTTGGTAATCCTGATTATACCTGGCACGCTACAACTATCTTAATGCAGCTTATTCCTTTAGTAGATAGGAACTTTGTCTTTGATCGTTTCTTCTATGACGAATATGTTTACGGCAAGACGTTAGGTAGAAGTTTTAATCAAGATAAGTTTAATCAAATGCGTGTATTAGCAGATAAACAAAACTTCAAAATCATTTACGTTTACAGAAGTTTAGATGAATTACACGCGGACGAGTTGATAGACAGAAAATACGTAGGTCAACTTGAACAAGCCTACATGAATCTACTAGAAGGTATGAATCACCATAGTGTTTACGGACTAGCAGATTATCAAGATCAACTTAAATCCATTGTTAAATATTTAAACCTTTAAACTCATGTTTCAATTCAAAACCTTTCGAGAACTTTATTATATACTCCTATTCTGTCTGACCGATGACGAACAGGGCGATCTATTTGCTGTTGCCCCTAGGGATAACGCAACGATTGAAGCCTTGAACTGGGGCTTCCAACTAGATGATCCTTACTCTAATATGTTGGAGGATAATCCCAGAGTAGACTACAACTATGCAAATGCGCTGCGGGAATATACCCTTCATGGTGGTCAGAACATAGAGCAGATACTTAAACTTAAGAGTAATGTAGACAGATTTGTTTATGATACTAACTTTCCAAATCAAGGTGTTAACTACGGTGAAAGAATTTCGCAGCAGTTACCAAGAGTGATGGAGTTATTAGCGAAGGATAATGATACAAGACGTGGGGTCATCACCATATTGAGGCCTGAGGATTCCTTTATAAGTCACGTACAGACTTCGCTTGAGTTCCCTTGCTGTGAAACAATTCAACTTCTGATTAGAGGGGGCAAATTACACATGATTGTAAATATGCGTTCTCAGAATGTTTATACGATTCTTCCTTATGATGTCTATAACTTCACTAGTCTGCAAATTATGATAGCTAAAAAAATGAGACTGGAAGTAGGTAAGTACTACCACAATATGAAGTCAGCTCATATCTACACAAATGAAATATCTCAGGTCTTAAACTTTCTTAAACAAAATCAACATGGAGAATAAAACAATTGAACCACCAGAAGGCATAACAATAGATGCCTATTACAACGTGTTATTTGCTTCTTTAACACTGGAGGAGAAGCGAGCAATAGCCATGATACTTCTGGCACTGGAGAAAGCCAAGCGTAAACATCCAGAACCTTGGGCCGTTAATAAAAAATCCAAGGCGTATGATCATTGTTACGCAGCAGGTATTGTTGGTGAGGAGGCTGGTGAACTCTTACAAAGAGCACTTCAGCATGAGCATGAAGGACTTGATCGTAACGTGGAGATGTTACATGAGGCAACTCATACCGGGGCTACTGTCATACGCTTTATAGTTAATACAATTAAGAACCAAAACAAACAGAAATGAAAACAAAGATTATAGTTCAGGGTTTATATCAAAGAAGAACTTCTTAAACACTTCGACTTATGAAGAACTACGTAACAGAATCTGAGTTGCATCGTTTAAAGATTCTTGCAAAACAAGTACTTAAGGATACCTACATAGTAGAGATAGGAGTCCTCAATGGTGACACAAGTATAGCATTATTAGGTATTATACCGGAGACAGTGAAGTACATAGGTATAGACCCATTGATTCCAGACTCCATGAAGCCTGAACTACAAGGGGATATACATAAGCTTTGTAAGCTTGAGAGGCTATATAAGAACTTCACCTTCATAAAGAGTTACTCCCACTTAGTAGACAGAGACTACGCTGTACCACCAAAGATAGGTATGCTATTCATTGATGGTGATCATCGTTATGACTCTGTAAAGTTAGATTATGAAATCTGGATAGATAAGGTAGTGCTAGGTGGTAGTATAAGTTTCCACGATGCAGCACCAAAGGAAGGGTTCGCAGGATGGCCTGGACCTACCAAGTTAGTGGACGAACTAATTACTGGTGAACACAGTCAAAGTAATTTAGTAACTTACGAAAGTAAGGTGGATACGTTAGTAACATTTAGAAAAACAAGAAACATATGAAAGATAAACCAAAGAAGAAGAAAGAAACACACAGAGTATCTCTAGACATAAATAAGTCGGTTTGGATTGCTGCTAGGCAGACAGCCATTATAGAGGACTCAACACCAAAGGAAGTTCTTGAGAAGAAGCTCAACGACAATAAGTAGTTCAATGAAAGTAAGTAATGGACTCAAGCCTGTGCGGGAAAACAACATAGGCTTAAAGGAATCAAAGCTAATGATTCTCGTTGATAGTAGGGAACAGTTACCGTACTGGTCGGGTAGTCAATGTTTGAAGACTCCACTGGTGGTAGGCGACTACACGACTATTAAGCTCTTGAACAAATTTCATATAGACAGAAAATCAGCGATTGATCTTTATGGAACGATCACGTCTGGTCACATGCGATTCAAGAAGGAGATTCTCAGGGCTAAAGATCATAACATTGAACTTATGATTTACGTTGAAACCACTAGGGAGAAGTTCATTAACAAGCAGTTCCCGCGTGGAGACAAGCTCAAGTATCCCAGCCAAGGGCTTGAACGCATACTCAATACCTACAAAGAACGTTATGGGCTAATCTTCGTATGGCACAAGGACAGAATGGAAACATTAAACAGTGTACTTAAGAAACTTAAACTAAAACAAAAATTTTATGAACATCTCAACGAATGACAAAGGACAACAAGTAATTAGTAGAACCACCGCAGAAGGTAAAGTAACCTGGCCTCAAGTTATCACAAGATTGATTGATAAGACCTTGTTTCCAAAAGGAGTTAACAATAAGAACATTGATAATAGAATATTTAGAGATCGTGCAGATATTTGCGCTTCGGAAATGTTCAATCTTCTAGTATTCGTAAAGCAGCGCTGTATAGCCGACCTTGATCAGGAGATCAGAAGGCTTGAGCTAATGCGTAAGGACATCCAGAAGGACATGAACAATGAGTTCTGGTACTGGAAAAAATTGCCCTTCAAGAAGGAACTAAAGGAGTGCACTTTTAGAATAGACGGCTTGTGTCAAGCTAAAGAAATAGTTAATGACTCTGGTGTTGAACCTAAACCAGAAGCAGCACCAAAAATGGAAATCAAGAAGTAATGAGACCACTACTGAACATTCAAGTAGATATAGACAAGCTGCGAGTCGAAAGGAATCAGATTATTTTCGACAAAGGAAAACTTAAGAGGGGCATAGGCATACAAGTAAGCCGGCCTCAATTAAGAATCTGGAACATTCGTCTGAAGAACTTGAATGTTCAAATTAAAACCTTGATGATAGAGTTGGACTTCCATCCAGACTCACAGTATATAAAGGCAGAAGGTAAACGCAGAAAAAACAAGAAACATGAAGTTAAAGAATAAAGAGAAAGACACAATAATAGACAAGCTTAATATCTGCTTCTTTGATGGAACCTACGTTGACAAAGTAAAAAAGGGAACTACTGATATAACCTTCAAGGACTACATTGATTCTGTTGTAAACCCTGAGCCTCGTTATATCAAGCAGGTTGAACTCATACGTAGAGTAAAGGCAAGTAAAACAATATCAGAGGCTAAGAAACTTACATTATCAAGTAAAATCAAAGAGACGTATAATACAAAGGATCAGTTGTACAAGGCTTTGAAGTGGAAGGCTATGCACGTCTATCCTTCTTGTACCTTCGACAAACAGGGTTGTAAATACGATAACGTAACTTCTGTTTCAGGCTTGATGGTTTATGACTTACAAGGTGTAGACTCTGACGTATCGGTATTGCTCAAGGAATGGCCTCATACGGTTGCGCTGCATAATTCTATTGGTGGTGGCCATGGAGACTTTGCCTTATTTGTGTATTGCCCTGGCCTAACGATTGAGTCCTTCACCAGTATGTGGGAACAAGGTGATACTTTAATTCAAGAAACATTCGGGTTGACTCCAGACAATTCAGATGCAACAAAAGACCTTACAAGAATTAGATACTTAAGCTATGATCCTGACTGCTATTATAATCCTTATGCTGAACCTATCTTGGTTTCTTCTTTGGTTGTTAGTACTACGTTTACAAAGAATCAAGAAAACGCAATCGACAAGTTTCTGAACTCAGAGCCTAACTGGCACAAGTTCGGACTCGCTCTGGTGGTAACCAAAGGGGAAAACGGTAGGGAGTTATTCCATACGTTCAGCAGAGTAAACAAGAGTAAGTACGATGAGAGGGAAACCAACAGGAAGTACGACAGACTATTGAAAGAGAGTAAGACGTCAAAAGCTGGTGGTATAACAGATGCAACGTTATTCTATCTACTCAAGGAAATGGGGGTAACGTATGCAACACCAAAAACGGAAGGAGTCAGAAATGTAAAGAACGGTAGAGCAGAAAAACTGACGATTGAGGAAATCATAGAATATTTAAACGCCTCTTGGGTACGTAACGAAATCACAGATAAACTAATTAACTTCCAAACAGGGCACGAGGTAAACATAGAAACTATATGGACTGAGTTTCAGTTTGTATTCAATGAGCCCAAGGTTAGCATTAGTATGATTCAGAACATCCTCAGAAGTAACCGGATGAACACAATCAATCCATTCAAGAACTTCTTTGACGAGGCAGCGCAAAAATATAAAGGCGGGAAGTACATAGACGAATATATAAAGTGTTTACCTCTCAAGGATAAAGAGGCTGGTGAGGTATTCATAAAGACTTGGCTTATTCATGCGTACCTGCAGGCTTACCTAGGCATCACCAATAGGCTCTTCCTTATATTCAAAGGTGTTACAGAGAACATCGGTAAGAGCAGGGCACTAGGCTGGCTTTGTCCATTAGACGGTTACTTGAAAACTGGTCCTATACTTACAGATAACAAGGATACACGTATAGCATTAGCACATAACTTCCTTTGGAATGACGATGAGCTAAAGGTCTTTAGAGGCTTTGACATAAACAAAATCAAGGCCTTGATTAGCACGGATACAATCAACGAGAGATCACCTTACGCTAGGAGCAGCGAAACTTTGCGCCGTCTGTGTTCCTTCGCGGGGTCTACTAATGAAGACGAACTCTTGCCAAGTACAGAAGGTAACACACGTTTCCTGGTGGTAGAACTACTTACAGATAAGTTGATTAAGTGGAATAACTACATGCGTATAGATAAACAATTATTCTGGGGAGAAGTCATGCAATTACATTCAGACAACTACTTAAGTAAGACTCATAACTTCATGAGCGATAAGCGTCAGGAGGTTAATCAAGGGGTAACTATTAACTCAGTGTTGGAAGATGTAATTAATGCGACATTAGTCAGCACCATGAATGATAAGAACAGACAGGTAATGAGGCTAGTAGATGTGATTATGGAGATCGACCCCACAGGAGACTTAAAGGCCATCACCAATCAAAACCTTGTTCGTAGTATTCTCATTAAGAAGTTCGGCTCAAGTAGAACTATGGGCTTAAGTCAACAGGGGCAACGCATAGTAGGTTATCCAGTCAAAGCCTTATGACAGCAAGAACAAGACTCCTTTGGTGGAAAACAAAAAACCTATTCCCGTACTTTGTCTTAAGTATAGGAATAGGTCTATTGATTTTATTCTGGTGCTGGGTACTAGCTGGACTTGCCACGCATATCTTTGATTCGTGAGCCTGCACTGGAACCAAAGTAGTAACTGAAGATAGAAATAATAATGCCTTCAACTATGCCTAGTGTATGAACAATAAGCAATTCATTTTTAGCTGGTACTTCTCTAGTCATTAACGTCCATACCAAGTAACCAAAAATTACTATTGCAGCAATCGCCAGAAACCACATGAGCCAGTCTATGTGTCCGGTTGCTTTTACAAATTCCGACTCTCTTGCTCTAGCCCCGTTCCTATCTTGAACTTCTATTTCAAGTTGCTTAGTAGCATCAACCATCATGGCCTCCAGATTACGATTCAATTCCTTTGTTTTATCAAGCTCAAATTGAGCCTTCTCTTCCTTGGAGGTAAACAACTTATCTGCGCCGTCTAAAACAGTCTTTACAATATCAGAGGCCTTGCCACCGAATATCTTTGTTAGTATAGGATTCATCACCATTCAAGTTTATTAATTTCCCAAGCACTAGGATGTTTCTCCTCATGTCTGGCTTTACCGGATGCATAATAGTGCGGGGCAACGTCTAGGTGTAAAAACGTCTGAGGCGCTGGTTTTCCATCCTTATCTACATTCTCTAGGTATTGTTTCCAGCCTATTCTGTAGCCAAAGCCCAAGTTCCAACAAGCCTTACGCAAAATAGGTAACTGTGTATACGTATCCTGAATGCTTAGCGTATCCATATCCACTGCCATCTTCTCCACATGAGGTGAAAATTGAGCTGTCCTAAATCCCTGCTCATGCAATTCCTGCTGTTTCTTATCATCTCTATTATAGGCGTTAACCTTTACGGGTTCACCCTTAAGCTTACGGTACTCATCCATTATCAACATCAAAGGCTCACAAACAATTAGCTTGCCATAGCGCTCAATATCCGCAAGAAATTTGCCCTCTGTAAAACGGAAGTACTTTCCAATTTGATCTGAATGTACTTCTGGTTCATAACGTTGTTGCCATTGTTCAAGACTTATGTAGGTATCCTCTTTGGTGAGAATTACCACTTTGTCATAATGTTTTATCATAGCTTAATTGCCGTCTTCAGTCCACTCAATGGTATAACTTAATGTTACCGCACTTGCTGGTGCAACAGGAAAAGTAACACTTATGTTCTCAGCTAAACCTCTTAACGTAGGGAACTCTGTATCTCTCTCTGCAGTTGTAAAGTCAAATATTCCTTCATCGAGCTCTGCTGAGGCTACTATAGTTGAAGATTGCGCAAGAATACTGCGCTCTGAGATTTGACCGACAACAGCACCAGGAGTAGGGGCAGCTGTGTAGGCTTGAACTGTTGCTAGCGCTGGTACACCTTGAGAGTCAAGCGGAACTTTTGCTGGAGCAACCGGAGTACCACCACTTTGCGCCGTGGAGTTCTTAGTCAAGGCAACTCTTAACAGCTGAGCTGTAGTTAGTGTTGGGCCATGAATAATTACTTTTGTTAGTCGTATTACTTTATTAGCTGCTCCTTGAATGGCAAGGAAAGGCGCTGTACTTACCGCAGCCACAACGTTTCCGCTGGCTCGATAGGTTCTTGGTGCTGTACTTACTGGCATATATTTATTTGTTTAGTTTGAATTATCCTCTTGCTTGGTTTCAATTCTAATAAGCCTCTCGCGAATACCATGCACATCCGTGGAGACCTGTTTTACGTCTGTTTTCAATTCCTGAAAAGACGTGACGGCTAAGTAAGCTAGGATTCCGAATATAATCTTTGCTCCCCAGTCCATGATAAACTTTAGTTGTTCTTTTTGCTGCACACTCATATAGGTTTAAGTTGTTAAAGCGATACATTCAGCGTCTGATAGTTTGACTGGCATTAAGGCCAAAGATTTGAAGCTGCCAGAAGACCAATTAGTTGTTCCATTGCCTTGGTCAAATCCTAATCTTGAACAAGCTGGTACAGTAAGTGAAAGGTCTTGCGCTATTTTAACACCATTGACAAATAACGCTGCATAATTATTTGCATACACTACACAAACTTTAAATAGTCCTGCTGTAATAACACCATAAACTAAGTCACCTTGATTAACACCACCTATTACAATGCTGCACTGTAAAGAATTGGTATTACCAACATAAATTGTAATTCTATTATTTGTAGTCCCATCGCTTATGGTAATAAATCTACTTGCACTGTCAAGTAATAGATTTGATTCGAAATAAATTGTTCCCTCTGTTTGACCAATTAAATTTGAAATACTTGTTTGTGACAAAGTATCCAAGGTTCTTGTAACTGCTGCCGATGTAGTCGGTATATAGCTTGATGCGTATGAACCTGCTTCAAGTTGCGCACCCCAAGGAAAAAATGTGCCAGTACCTGAATTATCTGATAAATAAACTTTAACAGACAGGCAACCTACAGGAGTAGTGAATGACACAGTTACTCGTGTATAAGTGGATGAGTTTACCTGAGAGTAATAGCTTGTTGACGAAATTATGTCAGCCGCTCCAGTATTATTGTAAACCCTGTAATTCAGACTTCCACTCGTTCCAGCTTTTACATAAAAACTAAATAGGTAAATTGTAGATGCGGTTACTGTGGCATTAATTGAAAGTTCATTGGAGGCGTTAGTAATATTGCAACTATCCCCAGTGGTTAATCCATCGGGAGAAATTTCTGTATTAGGTGTTACGGATATGTTTGTTTTTGTCCAGGATGCATTATCAAACTCTTCTGACCTTAATAATAAGTTAGTCCTCGCAGGCTCCAATAACAACTCAGGGCACGAACCGTTGGAGTAGTCAAGACGTGGAAAATTTTGGCGTGTTGTTGTAACTTGGTATGGCTTCTCCGCGGCACCGTAGACACACTGACAACCCCAAATGTATGAGCCTGTAGAGTTACCTATGTAAACTGTTGCCCCTTGGAATAGAAACCACGCGAACAGGGTTGCGCCAGCAGTTATGACTGTTCTTGTTAAGGTTAATTTGAACCAGCCGTTAGCAAGTGTTTCAACTAGCATATTTGTAAATCCTGAGCTAGTTACTATCAGACCTGTGTCAAAGTTAAAACGTAGATTAGGGAATGATGCACCCCCTTCGTTAGGCTGAAAATATATCTCTGAGTGGTCTCCTTTTTTAATATAAGCTGAATAGGTATAGGCCTGCCCAATCGAAAACGTAAAAGAAGCTGTGTAGGCAAAGTGACTTGAATTTGAAACTGTGTCCAAAAGTTTATCTGCTGTCAAAGTTCCATTCGGGGCAAGTATGACATTGCTAGTAACAGTTGCGTTACTCTTTGTCCATGAGTTAAGGTTTTCACTAAATGCAGAAAGATTGTAAGGACTAGCCTCAATCAACCCACCACTCTCTTTTCTAGTCGCAATTGTAGAAGCTCTTGTAAACGCAAAATCACCGCTTCCATCCGCAGGAATAATACTGTATAGCTTACTCTCCTTATATGCGTGTGGCAACATCAGCAAGCTCATGCGTTCATAGTAAGGTTCCAATGCTTGTAAGCGAGATTCAAGACAAGATTGTGATTCCGCTTGGCCACTATCTACAGAAACTCTGTCAAAGAAGGCTTGAGCCATGGTAACGTACCAAGGAACAGCACCAGAGGTTAAACTAAACAATTGAGTAAACAAAGTTTTCCTAGTGTTTTGAGTAAACACGGCTGCTACATTATAGTGTCTCAAGACTACCTTACGAACGCTTTGAGTAAACTTCATGCTAAAACAAAGTCTTAACTACATTACCTAAGATTTCAACTTCTTGTATACCATCACCACGAAGATAAGAACCATCGATAAGCTTGGCAACACATTCCATGTACAGTTTATTAACTTGTACGTTATTAAAGTCTGCTGCTGCAACCGTTACTTCACAAATTCCGTTTGGACCGTCTGTAATAACAACACCAGAGCCTCCTGTCTGCTTTGTGACAACCCCGCTTGCACCGTCTAAATCTCTAGGATCATACTTAAACAAGCATTTAATAGTAGCACCTGTAATCGGGGCAACTATTCCAGCGTCATAGTCAAGATAGAACTGTGCAAGAAATTTCTCTGTTTGTCCTCTAGTAAATTTCATATTGTTCTGCCGTTAGCATTGTTACCGTAAGAGTTGTAATTGTTAGGATTCGCTGCGTCTGGATCAAAGAACTTGGTCCCGTTATTATTCAATGTTTCACTCGATCCGTTACTCCAAAGTGGATACGTACTGGAGTTGCGATTAAGGAAATCAATAAGTCTTTCTTGATAACTCAAGGCAATAGATGTTAAGGAATCAATACCGGAAGTCAAAACTTCTGGTGTTACTTGAGCAGACCTTTCATTAAGTTTCATGTGTGTACCGAATCGTGTATCCTCCATAGGATTAGCCCTGAGTCTAGCCAGCGCATAATAGGATAATACCGGAATGATTCCATCATGAACATACTGTATCCCTTGGTACGTGTAGGATTTGCCCCGCAGTAACTCTTGATACGCTGTGTACATAGCATCACCAGTGTTGTCTATCTTATTCATTAAGTCATAGTACAAGGCATCTGTTAGGACAGGGCGCAAATCGTTCAACTGTGCTTCGTCAATAAATATGTCCAGACGGTCTTTATCTGTTGTTACTGGCCTATATCGCTTGATGTCCTCAACACCAATAAGTTTTTTATTTGCCATCTTCTTTCTTTGGTTTAGCTTGTGCTTCTGCCTTTTGTTCCTTTGTCAAATAACTTAATTCAATAATTTCAGCAGTTGTGTTATAAGGAGTCTCTAAATGTTTTGCTATAAAGCTAAAGAGTCTGCTTATGTTTTTACGCCTCTTTCTTGTTCTGGAGTTAAAGTAGATATAACTTTGTTCCATGTTATCTTGATTGAACATACCCGTCTCAGGACGTACACCAATCAATTCCTTTGGAACGGCCTCGTTCTCCATAATGGCGGCCGTACTGCTACGTTCAGTTAACTCAAAAAGTCTATCTGTATTCACTGGTGTTATAGGCAAGAATATTTCATTAACCTTCTTTGTTCCGCTTGGGTCTTGTATACCTATGTTACTACCTGCAGCTTCTGACCCTGACTTAGTGCTAATCAATTCTTGGAAGTTTCTTTTTTCTTCGTCCGATTCAAATTGACCCGGATACATAATGGCCATTGTGGCGTTGAACTTATTCTGTACGCTGGAGATTTTGAAAGTAGCAAGTTCAGCCTGAGTCTGTGCATGATCACATACAGGATCAAAGCTTGCCTTAGGGTAAACGAATGGAGTAGGAGTTGCAAACAAAATTTGTCCCTTATACTTCTTTATGCCACCTGCTTTTCTAATTTGTTCCTTGACAACTTCAGGATCAGGATTAAAGAAGTCATACTCAAGAACCTCTCTATCATGTGTCTCTTTCATTGCTGCACGTTCCCAGTTAGTTGAGTACATGATTTTCTCAACTAAGCCTGTCTTAGGATTAGGCATTCCAAATCTATTGTAACAGACGGGTACACTTCTTATGGAGGTCATAGCCCCGTTCATGTTAAATCCAAAGTGTAAGGAAGGAGTCCAGTAGTTGCTATATTGATCACAGACCTTGTTTAGCAGGTCCAGCATTGTTTCATCCATAATGTTATCTCTGTTGACCACCAGATTATTGAAGGCGGTATCTTCAAAGCCTTCACCGGCCAAGAAGTCAGAAACAACTTTAGTAACAGCATTCAAGGTGTAAGACCTAGAAGCAAGCTCATCCATACGTTGTGGATATTGATTGTCCCAGTCCCAACGTTGTACGTTGTCCGATGGATCAAGTATTGTTGGTACTCTCTTTACAAAGAGTTTGGGCTTCTTAAATGTTACCATATTTTTTAAAGTAAGAAACGGATGGAACCCTACTACAAGTCCCACCCGTTAATTTTAAACTAAAACACTAAACTCAAACTTTATCCTTCGCAGATTTTACTTCCGCTTTAGGCTCTGAAACTTCTACTTCTACAAGTAGCTCTTTCACTCCTGGATGCAGCTCTTCAATTCTATCTAACTCTGCTTTGGTGAGGTCACCATCTATCGTGTAACTACCAACTTTGATAGTATGCTCGATGTTTTTGCGTCTAAAGACTTTCATGATTAGGTAACGATTAAGTTTTGCAATGAATCATCAACCTGACCCTTGATTGTAATAATACGAATCTTGTAAGAACCTGCTGGCATAGCTACTGAAGTCATTGTTATACTTACAGTTGAAGCAACAGTATAGGTTACTTGATTAACTACTGCCAAGGTACTTTGATTAATGTACTGTATACTTAAAACAGCTGAGTTAGAACCACCACCAAAGAAGTTAGTTCCTGTTAATGTTAAAGCTGTACCACCTGCTGCAGATGCTGCTAACGGTGAAATGTTAGTCAAAGTTGCTTCTGCTACAATAACTTTGATTGCGGCTACAGTTCCTGCATAATCAGTAGCTAACATACCAATAGGCAATGTTCCTTCGTACTCATTCTCTGGTGTTGCTAAGATTAACTTAAATGCTCCACCATTATCTTGAGGGTTACGGCCCATCTCCTTGAGCTGCATACCTACACCTATTCCTAATACTTCAAAGGCGTTAGCATCACCAAGATTGTTTTCGATGATACCTATGTATCTGCCGTTGGCTTTACGCTGTAGGTTGTTCTTTGCTGTTTGAGAGTATTCATAGACAGAGTACTCACACATGTGTTCATACTGAGATTGTCCAGACGGGGCAATTACAAGCTTATAACTTGGTTTTGCACTGTTCTTAAATCCAGAGAACGGCCAAGCAGTTTTACCCGATGGCATTGTAATCGTTGCAAGCCTACCTAACGTGTCATACGTTTTGGTTGCTAAATCGTAATCTTCTTTTTCGATGAGGATGATCTTATTCTTGTTACCTCCTTGGAAGGGGGTATCACAGTTAGGAGTCGATCCTCTTTGTAGTGCACCACAGGCCATACTTATTTTGTTTTATAGGTTGCGAAAGTCTTTGTAACACCGCAGTGATTAGCTGCTGAATTGTCACCTTTTAAAGTACCTGGAAAGAAGATGCCATCAGATGTCAAAATGATCTCGTCATAAGTATACTCAGGATGATCCTTAACATATTGAGCTACTTTGTCTTCTGCACTTTCTTCTTCCTCTATTCCACCGTTAGCCCATTCATCATAAGCTGCTCGTTGGTCCTTTGTCAGTTCGTTTACTTCTGCCTCTGTCAAGGCTGTAAAATACTCTACCTGTTCCTCGACAGATAGAGCATTAAATTCTTTGTTCGTCTTCATAAATTATGCCCTGCTAGAAACAATGGCTTGTTGAACGTTAGCTGTAGTAATACGCTGAGGCAAACCTTTGAAACGCATTTGGAAGCCAACTTCATCTGCTCTTTGTTCTGGGTTAATACCTTTCTCTTTGTAGAACATCTCTACTTCACCCATACACTTCATAACCTCAGACTTTAAGAAGATACTTGATGCAATACAGTCGTTAGTGTTATCTGCAGCAGCACCAGATACTTTACGTACCAAAGTTGATTTAGCGTAAAGAGGTGTGTTCTTAGCAGTGTAAACCTCAAAGCCGTACAAGTTAAAGATTTCACCTTTCTTCTGATCACCGAACTGTTTAAACAAAGATTTATCTTCAATAAGCAAGTCCTCCCTATGATACGGGTTTAGAACTACACAACGTCCTTCAAGAGGTGCATCGATTGAATCTAATCTTGTTTGCGCTGCGGCTAAGTCGTTAAGTGTTAAACGAGCTGCAACAGTGGATTGAGCACCGATAACAACAGGACGGTTAGAACCAGTAGCGGCAACAGCACCAAGAGCTAAAGTAGCTGGAGAATAGTTAATCAAACATTCTGTCACAACAGCCTGAATCAAACTTCTTCTATGTTGTCTTACAACACTTTCAAGTTTGTTAATGCTAGCTTCAATCTCTTCTACGTTATACACTCTAGTAGTAGTTGAATCGTAAGTATCAAGAACTACAGTAGAGTTGGTATCTGTACGTTGCACAGCTACAATAGGCCAAGATGCATTGTTCTTAAGAATTACTGGATCAGCACCTACAGCTGTAAAGTTAATCGTATTATACTCTACGAACTCAGACCAATCATCAACACCAGAAAGCCAGTCGTAATTACTGTAAAAGTTTTCCTTGAGCTTGTCGATCCAGATTTCTTTGTTAACTCCAGCCATAAACAATGTTTCTAGCTTGAAGTCAACGACAAAGAAATACAAAGTCTTGACAATAAAGAATGTTGCTCCAACAGCTACTGGATCAACAGGGGCAACCATAGAGGCTGCTACTCCTATAAGCAGGGCTACTGCCAAGCTCAAAAGGAAGGATGTAAAAATTTTAATCGTTTTCATTTTCTTAATTTATTGTTTGGTTACACATTTGTTGGAAGTTTCTTATACTTGGCGAAGTACAATTTAGACCACTGATCTGGGTTGTTCTTACGCATTTCAGTATGTTCTCCTGCCTTAAGACTTCTGTCCCACTCAAGAACATCAGCTTCTGTAGTCTTAGGTAGTTGGAAGTTCTTCCCACCACGAGCTGGAGGTACATGACCTGTTTCAATCTCAGACTTAAGAGCAAGAATAGCGCTGTCCAGATCTGCCTTGGTTAAACCAGCAGCAGGTTTTTGCATCGCCTTAACAAGATCAGATAGTTCATTAAACTTAGCCTCAAGTACAGAATCAACTGCTGGCTTTTCAATGATCTTGCTAATCTTACCGCTAGCTATAACCAACTGACGTCCGTCCTGCAAAGGAACAGTTCCGTCTTTCGGTTTAACTGTTGTAGCAAGTCCAGCAGCATCAGCTTCAAAGATTTCAAGTCCTTCGACTTTGTCATCAGTCGCTGTAGCCACTAGGCTTGCGGTATCGCTCAATTTAAACGCAAGAACCTTTGAGCTATCTGGTGCCTTGCCTCCTTTGATTGCTGCAATAAGATCATCTATCTTTTGCCCAATCGTTTTCTCGTTTTTTTCCATTGTTATATATGCTGCTATGTTTAGAGCCTTATTTATTCGAGTAGCAAATCCAAACGTTAAAGCTTGTTCACCTGTAAAGGATGCACTTGCTTCCATCAGTGGTTTCACTTGCTCTAGTGTCAACTTGGTCTGACTTACATACTCCTTCGCTAATTCTTCTTCAGCTGCTGCTAAGATCACTGCTGAATTAATATGTGCTGTTGCATCTCCTTCTGTTGTCCTCCAAGGATTATGAATAAACCAATTCTTTGTTCCGTCATCTAGTGCAGTACGTACATCCCCTTTCAAGAATATCTTAGTGCTAACACTACCAATAGGTCCAACCTGATTTGTTTCTATGGTGATGCCCTTACGCTTGAGGTCATCCATAAAGCTGAGAATTTTATTACCTTCATCCTTAGAACCACCAAGACTTTCCATGTCAATAATTAAGTAGTCTATATCAGCAGGTTCACGCAAGACTTTGTCCATAACGTCTGCTAACATAACTCCTTGAACTTGTACACCTCGAAACATAAAAGTGCCTATTGGTCCAAATATGTTGATTCTGCCTTCTTTCTTCATAAAGTAATTATTTGAGTAAAACTAACAATTTCTTGAATTAAAATAAAGGTTAATCAAGTAAAGTTGACTTACCTTCTACCACTTCCACTGTATTTTGCCCCTCGTTAATGTCTGAAACGAAAACAACAGGTCTTGGTAAACTGCTTAAAACTGATCTCATAGCCTGTGCTAATACTTCTGGACTTAAGCCACCACCAGATATGGACCCACCTGCAGCGGCATGACTAACACCACCAGATTGCCAAGACCTTCCGCCAAAGCGCATGTTTCTGCTAGATTGTTCCTTGAGAAAATCCTTGTGTGCTTCCCGTTTAAGTATGAACAAACCCTCGTCTGATTCTGCTTCAAATCGTGAGCCGTCTTCACCATAGAATTTTGTGCCACCAGCAGAGTGCCTTCTGCCTCCTATGGTGAACCAACCACCACCTTTGAACTTACGCATCTGACCACCCTGCTCACCATAGTTTTCATAGTAATCGTGCTGCTGTCCGTCTGTTCCTGTACCTGAGCCTTGAGTTCCATATCCTCCAGTTGTAGTTGATGCTCCTATATTAGGTCCACCAGAACTAGGTGCTTCACCACCATCAAACTCTGTTTTCTTTATATTAGCAATTTGTAAAGCTGTAAAAGTCAGGGCAGCAGATGCAGCTGCAAGACCTAATGCTACACCAATTCCTGGTATAACAGCTAATGATGCAAAAGCAGATATAGCGGATTGAGCACCAATAATAGCAGCTAGAGATAT